CGGGAAGAAAGAAACTGCTTGGATGTTTGTATGGTAATGTTGCATATTATCAAACCGTAGGTATGAGTCACCTCGTAATAGGGGTAAAAATCATACTCTAAAAAAATTTTGGAATTAATCCTTTAAACTTTTTGTATTTAAACTTGATTTGTTATATTTGTTACTGAACATATAAAATCAACAATTATGTCAGAAAAAGAACAACCACAAGAACTCACCAAAGAGGAGTTACAGAAACGCAGAGAAGAAATTACTGCTTTCTACAAAGAAAACATTAAACATCTCAAGGTTCAAAAAGAGTATGAAGAACTTCTTAGAGATGTTGAGAAGGCACGTGCTGAACGTGTACAAGCACAAATGTTTTTAGCTCAAGCTTATGCTGCAGGTCAAGAATCTGAAGATGGAATGGAAGAATCTGAAGCATCTAGAGAATTTGAAGCAGCTATGGCTGAAAATGAAGGTCGTAGAACTCTAAAACGCACCTAGTATGGAAATGTTAAAAGAAGGATCAAAAGGTCAAGCAGTAAAAGAGTTACAACGAGCTCTTAAAATTTCTGCTGATGGTATATTTGGTCCGGCAACAAAAAAGGCTGTTATTAGATTCCAGCTTGGAGCAAACATTTCTGCAGATGGTATTGTAGGTAATGAAACTTGGACTCTTCTCCTTACTAGAGGACCAGAGCAAGAAGCCATTGATGAGGATACTGATACAATGGATCAGTACTTTACTACTCCTTATAATCAAACAATTCACAGACATTTTCTTCCAAAAGGAGAATATATTGAAGGTCCTGTGACTAATGACTATGTATTCTTGCACCACACAGCTGGTTGGGAGAATCCATACAAGTGTATTGACCAGTGGGGTAGAGATAACCGTGGACGTGTTGCTACAGAATTTGTACTTGGTGGACAAAAAGTTACTAACGGATCTGATGATTATGATGGGGTAATGGTTCAAGCTTTTCCAGAAGGCGGTCAGGGTTGGCATCTTGGTAAAACAGGAAGTGGTTTTATGAACCGTCACTCTGTAGGTATTGAAATCAACAACTTTGGTTATTTAAATTCTGAAATGAAAACTTATGCCGGACAGACTGCACATGAGTCACAGATTTGTAAGTTAGCAGAACCTTTTAGAGGTTACACAAACTGGCATAACTATTCTGCTAAGCAAATTGAAGAACTAGAGAAGTGGTTGAAATATATTGCTGAACGTGATAATATTGATATCAGAATTGGTTTAGTACAATGGATTAAAAAATTAGGACCAACAAAAGCATTTGAGTTCCAAGAGGACGCATACTATGGTAAAGTCAAAGGACTTTTAACACACACTAATGTTAGAAGAGATAAATCTGATTGTTACCCGCATCCTGACTTGGTAGATATGCTATTAAGTTTATAAGATGGCAATAGTAAATAAAGTAGATCAAAAAGCTAAAGTTGATATTGATACAACAATTCAATATCAGATTGTAACCTACTGCTTCTTTAATGATGTTCAGATTAGCAACGCAGACTTAAAATGTCTGGCTGAATTAGCAAAGCAAGGAGAAGTAGAACTTACTTTATTTTGTAATGACGTGACTGATCTGGGGATTTTCAAAAGTCCCCAGTCAGCACGTAATGCTATTACAAAAGCTAGTAAGAAGAATCTTGTCATAAAAGATGGTAAGAATAAAAAGAAGATTTATCTCAATAAGAGTATGAATGTTCAAACGGCAGGTAATGTACTTTTAGATTATAAAATTTTAGGCATTGAATCCCAAGAATCATAAAGACTTTAAAGAAGGTATTGCTGAAAAGGTAGGGGTTCATCAAGATGTAGTAGATGATTTTGTAAACTTTTATTATTCAAAGCTTAGAAAAAACTTATCTAATTTAACTTATCCAAGTATAATGATTACAGGTTTGGGTACTTTTACAATTAGACAGAAGATAATAGATAAGGAAATAAAAAAGACTAAAAGCATTTTAGGTAATTTGGCAAAAAGAACTTATGATGGTTATGAAAAACATGTTGGCATAAAAGAAAAATTAGAAATGTTAGAAAATATGCAAACCATGTTGGATGAAATAAAGCAAGAAAAAAAAGATTTTAAATCTAAACAAAAGTGAATTTAAAGCAACTTATTAAAGCATTTAAGAATATAGACAAGATAGGAGAAGGTGTCTATAGATCTATTTTTACTAAAAAAGAAGTAGAAATAGTTGCAGAAGAAAGAATGAAAATTTGCAATAAATGTGAACTTCTTGATAATCAAGGAGATAAGTGTTTTGCACCAGGTACACAACCTTGTTGTGGAGATTGCGGATGCAGTCTTGGTTTTAAAACTAGATCATTATCGTCAGAATGCCCACAAGGAAAGTGGTCTGCGTTAATGACAGAAGAACAAGAAGAAAAATTAAACTTATGAGCGTATCAGAAATAGTAAAGGATCTTCTTAAATATAAGATGATCACAGAAGAAGCAGCTGTTGTTTTGCTTAGAGCAGAGGCAGATGCAATTGCGTATAGGATAACTAATGAAAAACCCAGTTATAATCTTAAAGATTTAGAATCTATGGGTATTTGGTTTACCAATACTACAAATGATAAATAACAATAACTATGGCTATTATATTTAAAGAAGATGGACATGTATATGAAAGTGTAGATCAGGATGAAATAAACTGGACTAGTGTAACTTCCTTTATAGGAATGTTTAAACCTAAGTTTAATGCTAAAGCACAGGCTAAAAAGTCTGCTAAAAATAAGCGTTCTAAATGGTATGGTATGACTGAAAAAGAAATACTTGCCGCTTGGGAAGGAGAAACAGAACGTGCTATTGGATTAGGTAATTGGTATCATAACCAAAGAGAAGCAGATATGCTTGATTTCAAAACCATTGAAAGAGATGGTGTGGAACTACCTATAATTAAACCTTTGGTAAATGATAATGGTATCAAACTTGCTCCAGAACAGAAGTTGGGTGAAGGTGTATATCCAGAGCATCTTGTCTATTTAAAGTCCGTTGGTCTTTGTGGACAAGCTGATTTGGTTGAGATTGTAAACGGCCATATTAATATTACAGATTACAAGACAAATAAAGAAATTAAAGAAAAAGGATTTACAAATTGGGAAGGTATTACATCTAAAATGTATAACCCGGTTGGACATCTTGATGATTGTAATTTAAACCATTATAACCTACAACTCAGTATTTATGCGTATATTATTAAAAAGCACAACCCTAAACTTAAGATAGGAAAATTGACTATTCAGCACGTAAAGTTTAAACAGGTTGGTACTGATAAAAACGGATATCCAATTAATGAACATATTAATGGTGAACCAGTTATTGAGGATATCAAGATGTATAACCTACCATATTTAAAAGATGAAGTTAATAGTCTTATAATGTGGTTTAAAGACAATGGATAATGTTACAGACTAATACAAGAAACTTTAATTTTAGAGAATTTCAAAGAGTTCATTTTAAAAAGGAAATCAGCGAGATTACCAGTGAAACTATTGAAAATAATGAACAACAAGAACAGACAAGAAGCAAAGTATACACAGATATAAGAATAGATTTATATACCATAATTCTATATGGTCATTTTTATGACCAAGAAGAAGGAAGAATAGATTTTGCAGTAACAGAGATTTATATAGATGGTATCACAGAACCAATATTAATTAGAATGCCATATTTTACGTTTAATCAAATAATGCTTGGTCTGCCAACACTTAACCCATGATAGTAAGATTATTTGACGTCCAAAATGGAAAAGTAATTCCAACAGAACATTGCTATACATTAGAATTTTTAAAAGATTTAATGGAAGCATATCCTGATACATACATGAGTGTATATCAGTATTTATTTTATATGTCTTGTCCTAACCCAGATTTAAATCCATTTTTTAATTTACCAGAACATGAAAAAGAAGACATAATTGTAGAACAGGTTGGTTTAGAGGAATCTCCTGAAGATTCTAAAATTAGATATTCACTGGACATGTGCAGAAAGCTTTATGAAACACCAACTTATAGAGCGTATGTGGGTATTAAATCAATGCTTGATAGATTAGCCAGATACATGGAAACAACTCAAATTGAGCATGGACGTGATGGTAATATTAATTCACTTGTAAATGCTGCAGCCAAATTTGAACAGATTAGAAACTCTTACAAAGGAGCTTTTAGTGATATGAAAGAGGAACAAGAAAGTCAAGTTCGTGGTGGTGCAGGTTTAGCTTATGATCAAATGTAATGGCAAATAAAAAAGAAAATTGGGTGTTCTGTTATTGGGATGAACCCTTAGATATAAAACCAAATAAAGAAAAAAATGAAAACAAAAATAATCCCCGTAGGAAAAAAGGTTCTAATAAAACCTAAAGAAGCAGAAAGATTAGTACCGGGAACAAATATTATTATACCGGATACAGCATTAGAAAAAGTGTATCAAGGATTTGTAGTGGCGGTTGGTGCTGAAGTAGAGGAAATCAATTCTGGAGATTTAATTCAGTATGCTGATTACTGCGTACCTACAGAAATGAAACATGACGGTGAAAGACATTTACTTATAAATGCAGGGGATGTTTTTGCGGTAATACAGAATATTGAATAGTGTTTATAGAAATCCCAACATATGAAAAAGGTGAGTGGTCTGTAACAAGCTTTGAGACAAGGAATGACTTTTCTGAGTTTATACTAACCATATTTAAAGAACCAGGTCTTTATAATTTTAATGATGTTAGTTTTCTTTTTAATAAAGAAGCAAATCATTTTAATAAAGAAGGATACTATTGTGGTGCGCCTTTTAGATCTAGGGATTATATAAATTATTGGGATGATCAAAAAAATAAATGCCGTGTGGGAGCTATCTATAAAGATGGTTCCCATACTTGGTATTTAACCCGTGATTATTACATGTGGTTAAACTTCCTACCTATCTATGATAAGGAAGAAAAGAAATATGGATTTGCTAAAGTCCGTGATGCCCAATATCACATGGCCCTTTATGAGCTATTAGCAGAACTAAATTACAAACATTCTGCTATTTTAAAGAAACGTCAGATTGCATCTTCTTACTTTCATATGGGTAAGATTATTAACACCTATTGGTTTGAAGAGGGTAGTACATGTAAGATAGGTGCATCATTAAAAGACTATATCAATGACAAAGGTTCTTGGAAGTTTCTTGATGAGTACAAGACATTTCTTAATGAACATACTGCTTGGTATAGGCCAAGTAATCCAGAAAAAGTATTGTTGTGGCAACAGCAGATTGAAGTTAAAGTTGGTAATAGAAAAACATCTAGAGGTCTTAAATCTAAGATACAAGGTGCTTCTTTTGAAAAGAATGCAACAACTGGTGTAGGTGGTCCAACAACTTATTTCTTTCATGAAGAGGCTGGTATTGCCCCTAAAA